ACATAGTTATCAGATTCAATATCTGTAGTAAACTGAGCAGCACCAGAAGGACTTGTAAAGTTAATAGTTTGGACACCATCAGGGTCTTCAATAACTACAAAAATACTTGACCACTCTAATAAAGAGGTATCAGTAACATCTGCCGTAGGTTGGTCTTGACTCCAACCTGTAGTTAGACCTGTAAAGGCTCCTGTTGAAGTACTATAGCTAGTTGCACTAGGTGTACTTGGTGCAGTTGCTTGTAGGGTTTGATAGTAAACTTTACCAGTAGTTACAGTATCACCACTGGCACCTTCCTCACCTATCTTTGCAGGAGTTGACCAACTAGACGGTGTTGCTGTTGTAGTTGCTTGATAACCTTCTGCTTGAGAATTTGAAACCCAAACAGGCCCAACCCCTAAAGGAACAGAACTATACCAACCACTTGGTGGTGTTAAAGTATTTGTTGAAAAGTTATAACTACCTCCACTAGGTGCAGTAGGTGTTGATACAGATCTCTGATAAACACTTAATTCCCTAACTAGTTTTGCTGTTCGTGGTATAAAGTTTAAAGTAATACCACTTGAGGTTCTTATAGGAAGCGTAGGTTGTTCATCAGGTTTATAATCAATTACTGCAAAGTATGGATACGTAGTTTCACTTAAAGTATCATCATAAGACTGAGTATTAGTATCTTGATTTGAAGTTGTACCGTAAATATAGTCTTGTGTCTTTGGCCCTGTGTAAGTTACATTATAAGGACCAATTACTACTCTATCAGAAACTTGTCCGTTAGGGGCGACTGTTCGTACCCCCCAATGATAAGTGTCTTGTTCTAAGGCAATAACATCGAAGCTCGTACCTGTAGTAGTCCCTAAATCAAACCACGTTGTTTGGTTATCATTTGAGGCTTGTACAATATAATAAAGCACATCACTATCAGCTGCGGTCCAAGAAAGATTCCCTGAAGCTACACCATTATAAAGTGCTGTTGTTGACCATACTAGATTGCTTATTAGATCAGGATCAAAGTTAGTAGGATTAGTTACAGTAACTCCAGGATTGTCATTGTCTGCAACGTTCCAAGCATAACTATTAATATCAATATAAAAGGCATCAATTCGAATAGTAAGATCTTCAGAAATTTCTGTTGAATTAACCCTATAAACAGCATCAACATCTGACAAAGGTAATTCTACTTTAATAAAGTCCCCAGGCTCTAATCCAATAGCATCTTTAGTAGCTACTAGGCTTATAGTGTGAGCTGTGCGAGACTGTCTGCCAATTTGTTCTGCATGAGCTAAAGCATGATAAGGATCTGTAACGCCCTCCAGACGAATATCGGTAGACATTGGCTGGTTATTATCTTCACTTAATAAAGAAGAATATAAAGTGCGACCAGCAGCTGTCTCTTGGTCAGGCCAAGTTTTACTGTCTTCTTTAAAGTTTTCGTGTTCATTAAGGAAGGTAACAGTTACAGAGTTAAAACGTTCTGAAGCTGAACTCCATTGAAGATCAACACTGTCTCTAATAACATTATCGTTATTTAAAGTCTTAACTGTAAGAGCCTCTAAGGCAGTTTGATTAGAAGGATACTCTAGTTGTAATTTATATTTTCCATCAGAAGTCCAAGTCAAAACAGCCAGAGGCATAGTATTAAGGATAGACTCGATATTATCTCTAACAGTAGCCTCAGAGTCTAAAGCGATATTACACTCATAAAGAGGAATATTGCGAGTACCTAAAGTTGCACTGGAATAACTTCCGTTAGGATTTTCTTCTGTACCTGTTTGTGTAAAGGTATAGTAGTTTCCTGTATCTAAAGCCTTATAGTAAGTATCTTCATTAGTGTCATCGCTAGTTACATCAGGGAAATCACTAAAAGTATTATAAGCTTCAATAGGATATTCCCCATTAACGGTTCCTGCAACTGTAACACCTGTCATTTTTGTGGTATTACAAATTGTACCTGCATTATAAAAAGATTCTAAATCTACTTCAGAAACATCAATATTACGACCATGATCCCCTAATAAATAATCAAGTAAGCACCATGCAGGGTTATTTGAATAAATATAACCTCCAAGGCTATAAGTTCCACCACTTTCTGTAACAGGGCGTACCTTACGACCCTTTACAAAAAATGTAAGGTTAGGAATTCCATTGTAATTGTAATCATCACGATTTAAATGAAAAGCACAGGTTGCATGAGCTAACCCTGTAAATTTATGGTTATCACCGATGCTGTTTGCATTACCTAAAGGTGAAGTTGCTGTTAACTGATCATTATAGGTGTGTACAATATGTCTATGTTTTTTATCTCTATTGTAAACACTATCATCAACAGTAAAACCCTGAACTCCCTCAATACCGCCTTGGCAGATTGCTCCGTCCATAATTAGAGTACTGTTTTTACCAGTACTTCTATTTTGGTTTAAAAAAGTTTGTTTAGAAAACCATTCAGTCCCACTTGTTCCAGGTCCAGCATAAACAAAGTTATTTGCTGTTTTATGGTTAGCTTCGATAAGCCCTAAAGCTTGTTTACCATAAACAATAGGTATATGAGTAGCTTCACCTCGTTTGTTAATTGCAAAGCCTTTACGCTTATCGGCCTCTCTTTTAAGTTTATTATATTGTGCAACCTGATAAGCCACTGAAACTGCGAAGGTAAACCATTGAAGGGCGGTTTTCCCTAAAAATGTTGGTGTTGGTGGTACTGCCATTAGACTTTCCCCCACTTAAGTTTGATTACAGATTCGCCATAAATATTTGAGAAACTTTCATCATCTTCATCTTTTTGCTTAATACCATTTTTAGAGCCAATAAAAGGGATAACCATGTCAAGATCTGACATAGGTGAAGTTCCCTCAAAAGTTACTAACTTATTATCAAAGTTATTACTAATAGCGGGGCTATCAACATAACCCTTATAAACTAAAAGAACATCGCTAGTTGTAAGGACAGGATTTCCGCTAGAATCAAAAAACCCAACTCTAACTGTTATATCTTTACCGACAACATTTTGATCAATTTCACTTTTAAAGGTATCATTGTCATCTTCAACAACAACTACCCGATAAGATTCACGATCTACTACCGAGGAAAACTTTGGGGAGTCTACTTCAAGAATAGCTCCATTAGCTGTATAGGTGTTTCCATCAAAAGTTACATCATAAGGTAAAGAAGATAAACGATAAGTAGTAGAAAATTCTAAATCAATTAGGAAGAAAAAGTCAACAGTATCTTGACTAATTAAGTTTTGTACTGTACTGCTAAAAGTTCTCATTACAACGCCTCTATAATATTAATAGTTCCAGGATCGGCTAGTATACCATCACTGAAAGTTATACCTCTTAAATTACTAACATCTCGATAATATCTAATTGTTGCATTGGCAACTGTTGAATAAGTTAGACCACTAGGTGGTGTTGGATAAAGATTAGAATCAACTACACTAGAAGCATCTGATTTAATCATATAGACTTTGTTATTGCTGCCTGTTACAAAAGCACCTTTTGGATAGTTTACAGTACTTAAACGATCGTTAACCTCTTTTAACTGAGGCATAGTCATAGTTTGTGCTGTATCAAAGTCTACAATGCTTAAAAGAGCATCTGCAGGAGTAGTTGTTAAAATATTAAAAGATAATTCCCAACGTTGAGCACCTTGTGATGATCTTTGCTTTTTAAGTGAAATTGTATCTGCATCAAACATAGGTTCATTTGACGCAATAGAAAGTGGGGCCACAATTTCATAACTCTCAAAATAATATTTCATAATTAACTCCTTAATGGTCTGGCTAAAAGACTCAATCGTCTATCTAAAAACATATAACGAGAGCCTCGTTTTATTCCTGAATTATCTTCATCAGTTGTGACCCAGTGACCATTTTCTGCTATAACTGCAGAACCATCCATGTAACCAATATCACCATATTTGTGTCTTAACTCACGACGTATTTCATAATTACAATACTCAGCAAAAGTTTTAAGAGTAAATTCTTTATTACGCATAGCTAATAAATATTCTTTAGGATTATTGCATTCTACTTTAATATCTTCTGCTTTTGATTTGTTACCTTTTAATGCTTTATCATATTCGATAAGAAAACAAAAACAGTCATTGTATCCCCATGTAAACTTATCTATACTACTTGTTCTTTCATTAATAATTCTTTTTGCTTCTTTTAAAGCATTAGTTATTTCTTCTTTACTATAATACATAAATACTACCCTTAATAACACTAGGGGACAGCCCTTCTTAAACGTCAGGTATTCTATCCCCTAGAAAGTATTAAACTTTTTCTGCTATAAACATTCTTACAAGATCTGCCACAATGTCGCTTCGTACAATATCA